AGGTGGTAGAATATGCTTTTACTGATATAGAGGTTAAGTCTGCTGGTGAAAGAGATCCTGATAACGACGATGATACTTCTGGTATGTCTGCTAGTAAGATGAGAGATTATGCTAAGAATCTTAATGCCGAAAAGTTTGTCAATGCTCTTAAGGGTTTATTAGATCCTACTGAAGCACTGTCATTAATGACTGCGGTACGAAAGGGGATGGGTTTATGAAGGATTTTAAGAAACTTCGTGAACAAGCTTTGCGTCAACAGCATCGTAAGTCTGAAACTTTTACAGAAGGTGATGATATAATGAATGCTAGGACAGGAAAAAAAGCAACCATCCATAGGTTAGGTGTTAACTATGCTATATGTGTCACTGAGCAAGGAGAAATGTTCCGTGAATGGATTAAGAACATTAGAGCTATAAATAGAAATTGATAAGTAATAAAATGACGATGAAGTATCAAGATCCTGTTAATACTGTCCAGTTTAAGGATGAGTATGCAAAGAATTTGATGAAGATGTATGAAAATTGGATGGATGGAGACACCTTCCAAGGAACTGCGATGCCTGATCTTCATGAAGCACCCTTCGATGGAATGGATCCTCAGTCACATGGTGCTGAGATAGAAGATCTTACAAAGAAGAAGAAAGCAACCAAGAAAGTTAATCCACTTGGATCACATGAGACTGCACCTCAACCTACAGTAGAAGAAGAAATAGAATCTGCTGAAGAGTATGAGATTAATGGCAAGAAGGTGGTCATAGAGAAGGTTAAAGGTAAAGGTTGGAGATATAAAAAAGTCGCTGCATAATACTATATGAATTATAATGATGCTGGTGTTAACGTTGAAGCGGGAAACGCCTTTGTGAACAAGATAAAAGAGAAAGCTCCCAGTATAGGGGGCTTTAATGGTATGTTTAAGGTTCCTTGTGGATATGAGGAACCTATTTTAGTGTCTGGTACTGACGGAGTTGGTACTAAAATTAATATTGCGAGGGTTGCTAATGACTACACTACTATTGGTATTGATCTCGTTGCTATGTGTGTCAACGATGTTATCTGTTCGGGTGCTAACCCATTATTTTTCTTGGATTATATTGCTTGCAAGAAGATAGACGATAGATTAGATAAGATTATAGAGGGTGTATTAAAGGGATGTGAGATAGCAGATATAGAATTGTTAGGTGGTGAAACTGCTGAACATGGTAGGTTTGCTAGTGATATTGATCTTGCTGGATTTTGTACTGGTGTTGTAGAGAAGAGTGAGGTAGTTGATGGTAGTCTTATTAAACCAGGTGATAAGGTTATTGGTGTAGAGAGTAGTGGATTGCATAGTAATGGGTATAGTTTGATCAATGATATGTTATGGAGACATAAGATATACTATAAGGAAACACCTGAGTTACTTACACCAACTACAATCTATGCTCCTATGGTTAAGAAACTATTAGATGAGGTTCCTATCTTAGGTATGTCCCATATTACAGGTGGTGGTATACCTGGCAATCTTCCACGTTGTATACCAGAGCATTTAACAGCACATGTTGACTATAATTCTTGGAGGTTACCAGAAATCTTTAGTAAGATTCAATTGGCAGGTGAGATAACAGAAGAAGAGATGAAGAAAGTATTTAATCTTGGTATTGGATTTTGTTTAGTTGTACCAGATGAAGTGGTGGGTGATACTATTGCTATGATTGATCACAAATCATGGGTGATTGGAGAGATTACTAAATAATACGGAGACCTGCGTTCTATTATGAAATCATACACAGAGTTTTTAGAGGAATCTAAGAAGAAAAGTAAAGAGAAGAAAGCAAAGCGCAAGCCCACTGTGGAAATTATGCCAACCATCAGAGATGGAGAGAAGGGCAAAGATTCTATGGTAACTAGACCAGATAATAATTCAGCAACAGGATCGTAAGAATGCCAGCTAGGATAGAGATACCACATGATGATTGGTTTGTAGACAAAAACAGATTAACTATTGATATAAAAGACCCACCAGAACCAGAAGAGATAACAATACATGAAAAGATGTATCGCATTGCTACAGCAAGTGGTACTAGCACAATAGGCGGATCCGAGTCCGTGCATAAATAATATTTACTTAAATGAGATAAATCATGATTAATTTTTTAATGCCCATTGCTATCAGCATCATTAACAAGGCTGTTGATAGAATACCTGATGACCTTGACTCTGTTATCAAAGACTTTCTAATTAAGTTGCTTAAGAAGGCAGCAGCAAAAACTGGGAACAAAGTAGACGACGAATTAGTTGCAGCTTTGGGAAAGGCATTGCTTGAAAGCTAGAAACCTTTGTCATATAAATAAAACTTAGAACTATACCTGTTTATTAGAGGAAAACGATGGCTGTTTTTGGAACTACGGATGCTGCGGCATTCTCAAATGCTGTAGCAGTAACACAAAACGACGCTACAGTCACAAAGAACGCTGCTGACACCGTAGTCGGCGGCGATGTACTTGAAATTAGTGGAGTTAATTACATTGTAAAAAGTGTAACTAGCACAACAAGTATTGAATTACACAAAGTATATGCAGGGAGTACTAATAATAGTCTCGCAGGTTCTAGTGTAATTAAGCGTACTCCTCCAAAAGCAGTCGCTGAATTCGTTATACTAGGTGGTGACTCTAATAGTTATGATCTAGTTTTCGCAGATGCGACTGAGGCAAGCATTGCTTCTAACAAAACTCGCGGAATCAACGGACCTGGTTGGTGGCAGTATCGCACTTTCACTGATCATCAAGGTGATACTCGTCATAAGGCAGAATGTATAGCATCTGTATCAGTTGCTTCTAGTGTATCTGGTGACGTTGCCTCTGAGACAACAGCAGCAGACGTACTTGAGACAATCACAATTGGCACTCAACCTGCCAACTCCACATCCTCTAGTGGTGGTGGAACATTTGTGGTTGCAGCAACAAGAGATCAATCTGGTACTATCACTTACAAGTGGCAGCGTCAGACAGCATCTTCCACAAGACGTTGGGTTGACATCGTTGGTGGTGCTGGTGGACTTGACACAGGTATTACATACTCTGACTTTACGACTGCAACTCTTACATATGCAGCGTTAGGTGGAACAACACTTAATGGATACAAGTATCGTTGTGTGGTTAATACCAGCAAGGGTGCTACTACTGTATATACAAACGGTGCAGCAACACTTACCTTTGGTAGCTAATGACCCGTGAATATACGTGAACTGGACCATGAAACATGGTTATTCTTTGCAATTCAAAATTATAACAACCCATCATCAGTAACGTACTCAGACTTTGAAGAAGACTTAAAGCGATTTAAGTATATCAAAAGACTCTTGAGACGTTATAAGATGACGAATGAGTTGAAAGCACATCTCATTCTAAATCATATTATAGTATTGTATAATGTATTTGGTGACGCAGCAACTCCGCTGCTCTTCTATAAGGTTGAGGCAACATATTGGTCTATAATCAAGGCATTTATGTTGTTTCTAAATAGATTACCACTCGAACTTAATAAGGAAGTTGATGAAGAATGTCTGAAACAATTGAATCTAATATAAAAGAGGAGATTAACGCTGCTGGAGACGGCAGTGGAGTAGCATTGCCGCCAGCTTTTGTTATAGTTCAACCCAGAGTCCACCGTCGTATGAAAAAGAACAACGGCGACAATGTGGATGGTCGCACCTCTGGTGCTAAAGCTCTCTTTACCCGTATACAGAAAAGAAAAATGAAAGAACAAGTTGAAGAAAAAATAATTCCTGAAGCTGTTGCATCTGACACCGAGAGAGCACAGAAACAGATCCAACAACGCAAGAAGTTGGGACGTTCCAAAGAGCTTCAGAAGAAGCGTAAGGAAGCAAAAGAAAAAATGCAGAGTAAAACTAAGGAAATGGATATCCTTATGAAGGCTCGCATGTCAGACTTTAAAAAGAAAGCATCTGACCAAACAAAGAAATTAAAAAGAGATCATGTAGAACCAACAGGTGATAATATTATGGAAGTGACACAAAATGATGTAGTGAAGGTTGCACTTGATGTAGCAACATCCGAACTAAATTCTGGTAACGATCAGACCTTTGCTAAGATACAATTCAGCGATGGTGTTACACAAAATTTAGATAACTATTCAGCAAAAAGGATTGCTGCTTGTTATGGACAGTTAGATGATACTCATAAGCAACAGTTCCAGTACATGCTGAACAAAGATGCTACTACGTATCAGTCTGCACTAGATTTTGCTGTACGTAACGCTTAAAAACCTGTGGCTGAGAGTATTAACGCTGCTATAATAGAGCGGCTAGAAAAAGTTGTTAGTACTCTTCAGGATAATTCCACGAAGATGGGACAGTTACTTGCTGTCCATAATGAGAAATTAGATAAACAGGATAAAATTGATGACATTCTATTTGAAAAGATAGAGAGTCTACATCGTGCTGTGGACAGGGAAACAGATGCAATTAAACGAGGGTGCGAACGTGATATACGTAAGGTGGATGTCCGTCTTCAGGTCATGGAGAAGAAAATGTGGTCTATTTTTGGTGCTCTTGCTGTTATATCTTTCCTCGTTAGTCCAATCGGACAAAGGATAGTAGGTCCAATTATAAATCCGTCACCCACTTCCTTGACAAATGCTACACCATCTCCTATGATAATGTAGTTCGTTGGTTAGTATGCATGTCATACATTGACGGTAACTATATCAATAGGTTATCATCAAGACTCTTGCTTTTTAAGCAGAGCAGAAAAAACGTATACAACTTTCGTTGTCCTTACTGTGGAGACTCACAGAAAAAGAAGAATAAGGCACGGGGTTATCTATTTGAGATGAAGAGTGGGTACGTATTCAAGTGTCACAATTGTGGTCTTGGTAGGACGTTCTCAAACTTTCTTAAGGATCAAGATACTTATCTCTATGATGAATACATCATGGAGAAATTTTCGCATGGGCAGACAGGTAAGGGTACTACTACAAAGAATCCTGACTTTAACTTTAAAGCTCCAGTATTTAATAAATCTGACGTTGATCTTGAAAAAATCTCTGAGCTAAATACATCACATCCAGCGAGAGAATATCTTGAGAAACGAGGGATCAAAGACCTAGAATATTTCTACTATTGTCCCAAGTTTAAAGCTTGGACTAACAAGCAGAAAAAAACCTTTGACAGTTTAAGACAAGATAGTTCACGGATAATAATTCCTTTCAGGGATAAAGATGGCAAACTCTTCGGATATCAAGGCAGATCGCTAGCCCCTACGGCACGTATGAGATACATTACGATAATGCTTGATGAGGATAAGCCCAAAATCTTTGGACTTGATCGTATTGACACGTCTAAAACAATTTACATTATGGAGGGACCATTTGATGCCACGTTTATCACCAATTCCGTTGCGATGGCTGGGTCTGATATTGATAGCAGGACGTTTGGTTGGAGCGATAGTGTTTGGGTTTATGATAATGAACCACGTAACAGAGAAATCGTCAACAGAATCTCCAAGTCAGTTGACAGAGGAGATAAGGTCGTAATATGGCCGAAGAATATACAGCAAAAGGACATAAACGACATGCACCTTGCTGGACATGATGTGCAAAAGGTGGTAGAATCTAATGTATATCAAAAATTAGAAGCAAATTTAAAATTAAACGACTGGAAAAAAGTATGACAAATGGTACTGACACCAAAGTAAAGAAGAGGAATGGTTCGATTGAACTGTTAAACCTGGATAAGGTTCACAAGATGACAGAAGAGGCTTGTGAAGGTTTGGGAAGCGGTGTTAGTGCCTCTCAGATCGAAATGAATTCAGGTCTTCAATTCTTTGATGGAATATCTACTTCTGATATTCAAGAGATTCTCATTAGATCTGCTAGTGATCTGATAGATATAGACCATCCTAACTATCAGTTTGCTGCTGCTAGATTGCTCCTATTTTCTCTTAGAAAGCAGGTGTTTGGGTCTGAATGGGTCAAAGGTCATCCACATATATTAGACCACGCAGAGAAGTGTGCAGAGCGTGGTATATATGACGGAGAGATTCTTGGTAAATATACTACAGAGGAGTGGGATAAGATTAATTCTTGGATTGATCATTCTCGTGATTTTTTATTCACATATGCTGGTCTACGTCAGGTAGCAGATAAGTATCTGGTACAGGATAGAAGCAGTGGAAAGGTATATGAGACACCGCAGTACATGTATATCATGATTGCTGCCACACTATTCAGAAACTACGATGGAGGAAAACGACTCGATTATGTCAGAAGATACTACGACGCAATCAGCAAACACAGAATCAACATCCCAACACCAATCATGGCAGGGGTGCGAACTCCCTTACGACAATTTGCATCCTGTGTTCTCGTTGATGTTGATGACACGATTGACAGCATTTTCAGCAGTGACATGGCTATTGGTTACTACGTTAGCCAAAGGGCGGGAATTGGTATCAACGCAGGTAGAATCAGGGGTATCAACAGCAAGATCAGAGGCGGAGAAGTTCAACACACGGGTGTCGTCCCGTTTCTCAAAAAATTTGAAGCGACTGTCAGATGTTGCACTCAAAATGGCATCAGAGGTGGAAGCGCAACAGTCCACTTCCCCATCTGGCATCAAGAAATAGAAGACATCCTTGTCCTTAAGAACAATAAAGGTACAGAGGATAACAGGGTTAGAAAACTTGACTATAGTATACAGATTTCCAAACTATTTTATGAACGATTCATTTCCAACTCAGAGGTCTCGCTTTTTAGTCCTCATGATGTTCCAGGGCTTTATGATAGTTTTGGTACTACATCTTTTGACGATCTATACGTAAAGTATGAAGAGGATGAGACCATCCCTAGAAAGACTATTGGAGCACAAGAACTATTCTTGGATCTATTAAAGGAGAGGGCAGAGACAGGACGTATCTATATCATGAATATAGATCACTGCAATGAGCATTCATCCTTCAAGGACAAGGTTACCATGAGTAACCTATGTCAAGAGATCACATTACCTACAGATCCTATCAATCATATCGATACTAATGATGGTGAGATAGCATTGTGTATTCTATCTGCTGTTAACATCGGTAAGATAAGAAACTTAGATGAGATGGAAGAACTCTGTGACCTTGCAGTACGTGGATTAGAAGAGTTAATTGATTATCAAACATATCCAGTTAATGCAGCAGAGAAAAGTACTATTGCAAGACGTTCTCTTGGTGTAGGATACATTGGTTTAGCACACTACCTAGCAAAGAACGGAGTAAAGTATGACGACCCAGAAGCATGGAAACTTGTCCACGACTTGTCTGAAAGTTTCCAGTACAACTTGCTCAAGTCAAGTAACGAACTTGCAAAAGAAAAAGGGCAGTGCGAATATTTTAATCGCACCAAGTATGCAGAAGGTATCCTCCCAATCGACACTTACAAAAAAGACGTAGATGAATTGGTTGAGAATAAACTTAACTATGACTGGGAAGAACTTCGAGAAAGCATTGTTGAATTCGGTCTACGACATAGCACCTTATCTGCACAGATGCCATCCGAGTCATCTTCAGTCGTCAGTAATGCTACGAATGGCATTGAACCACCCAGAGATCTTATCTCAACGAAGAAGTCTAAGAAGGGGCCTCTCAAACAGATTGTCCCGCAGTTCGCAACCCTTAAGAATAACTATACGCTTCTTTGGGATATGCCTAGCAATACTGGGTATATTAATGTTGTTGCTGTTATGCAGAAATTCTTCGATCAAGCAATTTCTGGAAACTGGTCCTATAATCCAGAGCATTATGAAAATTCTGAAGTTCCTGTCAGTGTAATGGCACAGGATTTATTAACAACCTATAAGTATGGTTGGAAGACTTCTTACTATCAAAACACATACGATTCTAAATCTGATGTTGATGAACCATCTCATCCAATAGGGTGGCATGATGAACAGGATCCTAAAGAAGCGATCCATGATTTAATTGACGAAATATTCCAATCTGAGGAGGAGTCCTGTGACAGCTGTGCAATCTGAAATTACTGGTATGACGGTATTCAATACAAATACTGTTGATACAACTAAAGGACAAATGTTCTTTGGTCCTCCACTAGGAGTTCAACGATATGATAAGTTTAAGTATCCTATCTTTGATAAGTTGACACAGACACAGTTAGGATTCTTCTGGAGACCTGAAGAGGTATCACTTCAGAAGGATAGAGCAGACTATCAACTGTTAAATCCAGCACAGAAGCATATCTTTACAGCAAATCTCAAGTACCAGATCCTATTGGACTCTGTACAAGGTCGTGGTCCTGGTCTTGCATTTGCACCGTACTGTTCACTACCTGAACTTGAAGGTTGTATGAATATATGGCAGACTATGGAGATGATTCATAGCAGATCATATACACACATCATTAAGAATGTGTATGCAGATCCTTCTGATGTGTTTGATCATATCTTAGATGATGATCATATTCTTGCTCGTGCTCAGTCAGTGACTAAAGCATACGATGACTTTATTAACTATGCACAGGAGTGGGGTAATAGTAATCAGTGGAGAAGAGATTCACAAGGATCTCCATCTGTTGAATGGACACGCAAGGAATTAAAACGTTCACTTTATAGGGCAGTTGCTAATGTATACATTCTGGAAGGTATTCGCTTTTATGTTAGTTTTGCATGTAGCTTTGCCTTTGGCGAGCTTAAGTTACTTGAAGGTTCGGCAAAGATCATCTCCCTTATTGCCAGAGATGAGTCACAACACATGGTTGTCTCGCAGAATATAATAAACAAGTGGAGAGAAGGTGATGATCCTGATATGATTGATATCATCAAGGAAGAGGAGGAGAATGTCTATGAGATGTTCCGTAAAGCAGTTGAAGAAGAGAAGTCATGGGCAGAGTATTTGTTTAAAGATGGATCGATCATTGGATTGAATGATAAACTTTTGCAAAAGTATGTTGAATGGACTGCTAATCGTAGGTTAAAATCTATAGGTCTTAATGCAATCTTCGATACTCCTATTTCTAATAACCCATTACCATGGACAGCACACTGGTTATCCTCTAAGGGGATGCAAGTAGCACCACAAGAGACTGAAGTAGAGTCTTATGTTGTTGGTAGTATCAAGCAGGATGTCCAGAAGGATACCTTTGCTGGTTTTAAACTATGACCTATGATGACTCCAATTGGAGAGAGGAGTATAAAGCATACACTAGTAGCAAGAATGAACTTGAGTTGCTAGAGAATGGACCTAAGAGTCTATCTCAGTCATGGATCATGGGTGCTCTCCACAATAAGTGGAAAAAAATGAAGGGTTATAAGGATCCTGAACCACCTGATTGTCAATCATCATTTCTAGAATGGAATAAAAAATATGAATAAACTTATTATCTATCCTGACGGAAGAGTAACAGATGATACTGGAACTGATGTTTTCAGATCTAGTATCTCACAACAAGATGCAAGAGATATAGTACATGATACTATTGAAGAGAATGGATACTCCATCGAAGAGGAATGGGAGATGGATGATGACAGTATTGAAGTAACTATAAATAGGAGCTAGTGAAATGAAAATTATGGGATGGAAGCCACCACAAAGACCTCAGTGGTTGAAGGAGATTATGAAAACCCCTGGACCTATCAGGGTACAGCTTTTACTTCTGACGACATTAACGGCAAGTTCGGTTTTGTCTACAGGATTACAAATTTACAAACTGGGAAGCAGTACATCGGACGCAAGTACTTTACCAGTCGTAGAAAGCCTAGAGGTGGGAAACGCAAAGTTACGTCTGAGAGTGACTGGAAACGCTACTACGGTAGTTCTAAGGAGCTTAAGCAAGACGTTAAAGAGCTTGGACGAGACGCTTTTAGAAGAGAAATCTTATCCCTCCATGCAACACCGGGAAGAACCAATTATGCAGAGACCAAGCAGCTCTTTATAAACAATGTATTGAGTGAGACGCTTGACGATGGGAGTCCGATGTATTATAATAGTAACATCTTAGGACGTTACTACAGGAAAGATTATTTTGAAGAAGAATGTTAAAGGTACAATGCCGTTCCTGCGGCAAAGAATTAATAGGACATGAGACACAGACAAGGACATGTGGTTGCTCTAACATGACCACCATTCGTGGTGATAATGTATCAGCCAATGACTTGTCTATGGTTACTATGTTACGTTCTGATAAGAATCCTAAGAAAAAACCTCTGCTCTCCTCAGATGATCTAAAATATCAGGAGGCACGTCGCCAACGTAAAGTTAGAAAAATAACCTTCGAGGAACGATGATAAATCTTGATGAGAAATTTCACAATTACCTAGAAAGAGGAGGTAGCAAAACCTTTAAGATCGATGGTGTGAATGAACCTCTTACTGGATATGGATTCCATTGTGATGGAAACGACATCGTTGGATACTGGGTTAACACAACAAACTATAAATTGTTTTATAATTTGAATGAACAGTTCCTGAAAATGGAACCTCTTAATGAACAAAAATGAAAATCTTTTTAGACACCGCAGATGTTGATTCAATTATAGACGGTTATAAGACTGGTCTAATTGATGGTGTCACAACAAATCCTACTTTGATTCTGCGATCAGGTAGACAGCAAGCAGATGTAATTGAGGAGATTCGTGAGAGGTGTCCTAACCTTGAGTCAATCTCTGCTGAGGTGGTCGCTGAGACTGCTGAAGAGATGCTTGAACAAGCACAACCTTACTACGAACTGAGTGAGAATGTAACAATCAAAGTGCCTTGTACAGTTGAAGGACTGAAGGCATGTAAAGAACTTGCTGAGGATGGTATCCTTACAAATGTTACATTAGTATTCTCTGTAACACAGGCAATCCTTGCTGCTAAGGCGGGTGCTTCCTATGTTTCTCCTTTCGTAGGAAGGGTAGATGATAATTCCTTTGGTGGGTTATGTCTTGTAAAAGATATTGCTAATACATATAGTAGGCATGATGTACAGACACAGATACTTGCTGCATCTCTCAGAAATGTACGAGATGTAGGCAGAGCATTTGAGTATGGTGCAAACGTATGTACACTACCAGTTAAAACATTTAATGGTATGTACAATCATGTCCTAACCCGCGAAGGGTTAGATCTCTTTAACAAAGACTATCTCGCTGCTAAACAAGGACTATGAAAAATTTCACTGTTTACTCTAAGGAAGGATGCAAACATTGCAAACAGATTATAGAAGTATTAGGTCTCTCTGAACTAAACTATGCTGAATATAAACTCGGTATAGATTTTAGTGAAGAAGCATTCTACGGACAGTTTGGAGAAGGTGCAACCTTCCCTCAAGTAGTATTAAACGGTGAAAATCTTGGTGGAACTAAAGAATCCATCAGATATATGCAAGAAAAAAACATCTGCTGTACAGTATAATGATGATAGAAGTAACTGAAGAGGAGTTTAAGGAAGATCCTACCAAATATACTACTCAGATTGAGGGCGGTATGGATTTTCTAATAACTAAAAAGGATGGCAGTAAGTATATTGCTACTGATGTCTCGAAATTTGATGATGTAGTTTGTGACATCTAAACCTTGACAAATATAATTTAGTAGTATATAATGAACACACTATGATTGAATCGATTTTAAAGAATGAACTTTATATGGGTTACATCTTTGGAATAATGATTCTTGGTGGATTCATTCGCCAGTATCATGTGCTTGATGATGTGTACTCATTGATGAAGAGGTACGTTAAGGACAATAGAGTTCTTATCTTACTTACTTCTTTGTTTGGTGGAATACTTCCTATACCTGGTCGTGTTGCTTTATCTGCACCACTACTAGATGCTATAGCACCACCTGACAAAAAGAAAAGAAGTGCGTATGGTATAATAGATTACTTATCTACACACCATTACTATTGGTGGAGTCCACTTGAAAAGACAGTGGTACTTCCTATGGCAGTTATGGGTGTTAGTTATGGTGTATTTTTAGGATACGTCTTCATACCTTTAGTGATAACTCTTGGTTATACATGGTGGTATATCTTCTCTAAGGTTGATCCTGAGAGTGTTGTACCTAACCTAAGTAACATCAGAGATTTTAATTGGATAAGAGCATTGAGAGGATGGGCTCCTTTCATTGCAACACTATGGTTCCTGCTTGCAACTGGTAAGTCTGGTGCTATATTTTTCTTTCCTTGGTTTGGTGCTATGGCATGTTACTATAGTATCATCTGTAAGGATTGGAAGTGGGGTAAGTATCTTGATGGTAAGTTTGCGATCATCGCAACTATCGTTCTTGCTTTAGGTGGAGTAGTTGGTCAGATTAAAGGACCAGTTATGGAATACCTTAAGTCAGCAGACCCTTCTATGATTATTCCTGTCTCTATTGTTGCAACTATTGCAGCATGGATCATGGGATCATCAGGTAAGTATGCTGGTATGACCTCTGCTCTAGTGGTGATCTTTGGTCCTCAATATCTTGTTTGGTTTCTATCAACAGAGTATTCTGGATACCTCTTGTCACCAGCACATAAATGTCTTATGATAGGACAACAATACTTTGGTACACCTATCCGCAAATACTATAAAGTCATTGGTGGATTGTGTGCTTGGTTAATCGGTTATGCATTTTTAACAACATTCGTGGTATAAACATATGTCTTGTAACGATATTAGAAAACATCTTCAGGCTGCTGAAGAAGAACTTCGATTAGCATTCGTTGAGTCACTTGAACAGAGAAACGATGAGAATCTTAGTATGTTGGTTGAGTGTTTGAATAGTGTTAAGGATGTTCTTGCTTGCACACCTGTTAGAAAGACGGATAATTTGAACGATTACTATAGGAATAAGGCAGAGTGGGATTTTAATTTAGATTCTGATCACCTTAGACCTGGTGGAGATTTGGATGCTCTGGATAATCTTATTAAATTTCCAGACATTACTTTGAATACAACAGATCCTACTGTAACCTTTACACCAGATCCTGGTGTGTGGGGTGGATCTAGTGATGATATTATTACATTCGGTGATAAGAAAGATGACGATAAAGGACCAGATATATCCTAATCCTGTCAACTTTAGACTGATTGAAAACTTAGACAATGGTGATCGAGTAATCAATCAGTTTACAGTTGAGGAGAGGTTAGGGGAATATTATTATAACTTTAATGATGAGGAGACTGGTCCTTTTATAGACTTTGATGACGCTGTGAAAGCAGCGTCTCAGTCTATTCTTCCAGGTGATATTGAAGAGTGGATAAATGAATAGAATCTTTTCTTATGGTGGGTTGGATCTAGGTGAAGTACAAGCGTACATGTATCCACATGCTAAAGAATTGAATTCAGTATTGCATAGAATTATATGTGACAACAGTGTTAACAAAGATAAGGGAGCACTGATGACCAAGTGGGATTGTTTTAAAGTAGAAGAATTTCGTACAGTTGCAGAGTATGCACAGAGTCTTATTGATAAACCCACTGAGTTAGTAGATTTGTGGGGTCAGGTATATCAACAAGGGCATTTTCAAAAGTTTCATAATCATATCCATAATGATTGGGCGTTTGTGTATTATGTTAATACACCAACAGGTTCGTCACCTATAGTATTCAGAGAGATTCGTAAGAGAATAAGACCTATGGAAGGGATGATGATAATATTTCCTGGTTGGGTTGAACATTATGTACCACCTAACCAATGTAATGGTAGGAGTATCGTAGCAGGTAATTTAGTATACACATAAATACTTCTAGCTCAGAGAAACTGTCTTCAGGACTAGAAGTATGTCAAAAATTCTTGCAAATCAGATTGCCAATTACGCTGATAACTCCCCAATAGAGCTGAAAGAAGGTCTGAATATTCCTGCTGGCAAAGAACTCCAGGCAGGAGGAACTTTTGGAACACTAGGACAAGTACTTAGTTCTGATGGTACAACTATAGAATGGAAGACTCCTTTCAGTGGAAACTATCAGGATCTAACCAACAAGCCTACTATACCTGCTCCGCAACTCCAATCAGATTGGACAGCGACTAGTGGTATACAAGCTATACTTAATAAACCTACTATACCACCTACATCTAGTGCGACTGTTGCGTCTGCTAGTGGCGGTGGTAATTTGTCGTATAATGGTGGTAACGGAGAATTTACATACACGCCACCAGACCTCAGTGGATACTTAACATCACTTGGTGATGCTGCTGGTGTTACTACTGCAAAGATTACTAACTGGGATACAGCACATGGTTGGGGCAATCATGCTTCTGCTGGTTACATAACTTCAATACCTGCTATTGCTCTTGGTGGTTTATCAAATGTTTCTTCCAATGCTCCTTCCACAGGACAAGTATTAAAGTGGGATGGATCTGAATGGGCTCCTGGAACTGATCTTACTGCATCAGGTGGTAGTGGTATAACATTAACAGATCTTTCTACTTCTACTGCTGCTGCATCAGGTGGTGGAGCACTTGCATATAATAATGGAACTGGTGTATTCACATTCACACCAGCAGATGTTAGTTCATTTATTACTTCTGAAGCAGATACGTTAGCAACAGTTACTGGTAGAGGTGCTACAACAACTACTGCTGTCACCTTTGATGCTGACGTAACCTTTAATGGTGCTTCATATAATTTACTATGGGATAAGAGTCAAAATTCATTAGAATTTGGGGATGAGGCACAAGCTAAGTTTGGTCTTAATACTGATTTAAAAATATCTCATACTATGAGTCTTTCTGGTCAGAATGATTCTAATGGAGATAGTGTTCTTAGTGGCCAGAATTGGTGTTCATATATCAATGAGACTGGAACAGGTGGAATAGTATTTAAGTCGGATGGTGGTCATGGTAATAAAGATTTTCAATTCTTTGATTCTAGTTGGAGACCAATAATCAGATTATATGGTGGTACTAACGCAAGGGCTATTTTATATCATGCTGGTGTACAAGCATTAGAATCTACTGCTACAGGTATTACTATTGCTGGATCTCTTACTGCTAGTGGTGGTAACTCAACCAATTGGAACACAGCATATGGTTGGGGTAATCATGCTAGTGGTGGATATCTTACATCATTCACAGAAACTGATCCAGTATACGGTGCATCTGCTGCTGCTAATGTTACCAATACAAAGATTGGTAATTGGGACACTGCATTTGGTTGGGGTAATCACGCATCTGCAAGTTATATAACTGATGTAGTATCAGATACAACACCACAATTGGGTGGTAACTTAGATGTCAATGGTAAGATCATTGAAAATCCAGTATTCAGAGATCCTACTTGGACTCAGGATGGCACTGAGCAAGTATCAGTTGGATCAGGTGTTCTTCCTGGTGTAAAATTAAGATCAGGTGGTAAAGATTGTGACATTTTCAATAGTGGTGCTGGATCTCTAACTATTATTTCAGACTCTAGTCTTTCTTCTAGTGTTGGGATCAATACTTATGCATACTTCTGGGGTTCAAGTGGTGGTACTAGTGGTAATGTTCAGTTAAACAATGGAGATGTAGGACACACTAAAGTTGGTAATAATATAACATTTACTGCTGCTGGTGGTGCTATAGTATCAACAACTTATAATGGTCTTGCATACCCTACAGTCAATGGCAGTGCCAACCAAGTGCTTTCCTCAGACGGGGCAGGAAATGTAGTTTGGGGTGCTTCTAGTGGATATAGTTTACCTACTGCTAGTGCAACAGTTCTTGGTGGTATTAAGGTAGGTAATAATTTAGACATTAATGCTGGTACTTCATTACTTTCAGTAAGTGATTCTATTAGCGTACTTAGTATTGCTCAAACAGGAGCAGCATCAGGAGGTGGTCAAAGCAATTCTGTTACTATGAGTAGTGGTAATAACTGGTGGGATGATGGTTTAGTTTTACAAGCAACAGCAGGAGGATTTACTCCACTTAAGTTTCTTGGTACTTCTGTTGGAGATGGTGTTGCGTTTAGAATGCGTCCTGCTGGTGTCAGTGGTACTCAAACCTTTTATGTACCTACGTCTGATGGCGGGGCAGGACATGTTCTTACCACAGATGGTTCGGGAAATTTAACCTTCCAAGCTCCTAGTTCTGGTGGTGCTAGACAAACATATACTGCTACTACAGCATCTATTGCTGATGGTGCATCTGGTGATATAACAATCGTAGCATATAAAACATATGCGTTACTGGATATTGAAACCTCTGCTGCTGCATGGGTAACTCTTTATACAGATACTACTGCACGAACTGCTGATGCACTTAGGAGTGAGACTACAGATCCTATTCCTGGTAGTGGTGTAATTGCTGAGGTAATTACTACAGGTAATCAGTCTCAAATGATTACGCCAGGTGTTGTTGGATTCAATGCAGATAATCCCACACCATCTACTAATGTTTATCTAAAGGTAGTTAATAAGAGTGGTGGACCTGCTTCAATAACTGTTGGTATTACTGTCGTCGCAATCGAGGGTTAAGATGGAAAAAATATATGTCGTAACTCTTCATAGATATGAAGACTTAGAAGGATTCTATACTGATATGGAATCCAATGGGTTTCGGATAAACTTAAAACGTCCTATTAGTAGGAACACACACTACTATATGACTGATGCACAGGCAGTGCAGTTGGCAGAAGACTCTAGGGTGCTTGCTGTAGAATTAAGACCTGAAGAAAGAGGATTATTCCCTAGACCTTTAGCACTTATTAATAACTTACCATATAATGTTAACGGAACTTTCATGAAGTCTGGTAGTACAGTTAATGCTACTGATTTTCAGTGGGGTCATATTCAGGTGGCAGGTGATGCTACTGAAAGAGGTAAGAATGCTTTTGGATCTGGTGGATCTAATACCAAGACAGGTAATGTAGATGTATTTAATAATGGATCTGATGTTGATGTAGTTATATGTGATGATCCAGTATCAACTGATTGTAAAGAGTGGGTTAGTCCATCTACAAATCAACAAAGATTTCAGCAATATGAATGGTATAATAATCTGAATAGTTATGTTACTAGTATAGATGATGATGGAACCACTCTACCTACAGGTAGTTATCCATATGTTGATCAAGCAACTAACACAGCTTTTCATGGCAATCATGTAACTGGTACTGTAGCAGGAAGACATTATGGGTGGGCAAGAGAAGCAAACATCTATCACTTAGATGTTCTTAGTGGTAGTGCAACACCAGTCATGGCAGTGTTTGATTATCTAAGAGCATTTCATAAACATAAACCTATTAACTCAACTACAGGACGTAGGAATCCTACAGTTACTAATCATAGTTGGGGATATGGTGCTGATTATAGTGGAGATTGGCCAACTGGATTTGATATCAGTGATATAACATCTATTGTATACAATGGAGTGACATATAATTCAGGTAATCCCGGACCTAATGGTTGGAATTTTCCTGGTATAGAAAAGGATTTTGGAATAGGAGCAAACAAGACTCAGTATCCTGGTAGGGTTGCTGCTGTTGATGCTGATGTAGAAGATGCTATTAGAGATGGAGTTGTCATTATTGCTGCTGCTAGTAATGATAATTTTCATATAGCATTACCTACAGACACTGAGTATAATAATTATGTAACTGCTGCTTTTGGAACAAGATATTTTAATCGAGGATCTAGTCCTGGTGCAGCAACTGGTGTCATATGTGTAGGTGCTATCAGTAATAATCAGGATCAGAGGAGAGCAACTTTCTCTAACTATGGTCCTAGAGTAGATGTATGGGCTCCTGGATATGCTATTGTTTCTGCTTGGGCAGATCCTAGTGTGATAACTGGAGACTATGCTGGTGTAGGACTTGCTGATAGTAAGTATGGTGGTAACAATTATTACTATCCTATTAATGGTACTAGTATGGCATCCCCGCAGGTTTGTGGTGTGGCAGCTTTACTTGCTACTAATAAAAAAAGATTTCATAATACAGATGTAAGTAAACTTATTCAATCACAGTCTATTAGTGGCGAGATGGATTTTGATCTTGGTACTGGTGACTTTGCTGATTATACTTGCAAGAAGGGAAGTCCTAACGTGCAATTACATATAGAGAATCCAAGACCTACGTCAGGAGTATGTGGTACAGGGTTGACAGATGGACCAAGATTACCTGCAACTAAACCAAGTCAATGCTTCCCTAGAAGGTCTACTGTTTTCTATGCGGCATAAATAAACAAGAGCAGTAGTATCCATCGGGAATGTAAATGGCTAATCGTTTTCCATTGATTGTTAATGAAGTTTCTCTGAAAATAGAGGAACTGGTATCAGGTGATAACCTAGACCTGTCGGGTAATAATATTATTATCAGTTCAGATGCTGGTGCAGGTAAGTACCTGACTAGTGATGGTACTACGGTGTCGTGGGGTAGTCCTGGCGATGTTTACCTAACACAAACTCAGACTCTTACTAATAAGACTCTTACTTCAGCGATTATATCTGGATCGCAGAATACATTAAGCAATATTCCGAATGCTGCTTTATCAAACTCATCTATAAGTGTTAACGGAACTCAGATATCATTAGGTGGTACAGTAATAACTCCAAATGATAATACTGTTTACGCTATCAGTGCTACTGATGGATTAAATGCTACTCAAAAAATTATTCGGTTAACTGCTGGTGGATCTGGATCTGGAACTGATGATGTAACACTTGCTGTTGGTGCTCCGGGATCTGTACCTGCTGGTTCCAATGCAGTAGCAATGGAAATTGTTAGAGCTGGTGATGTTATTACTATTGCTGGTTCTGCTCCTGATTCCGATACTATAACTACACTACAAGCTGCTCAAGGTGGTGCTGCACAGACAGGTGCGATGAAAATTTCTGGTAGTGGATCTACCACTGTCACACAGAACGCAGCAACAAATACTATTGATGTCAGCTCAACTTATGTTGACACTATTACAAGAGTAAGAGCAACAACTGGTCAGGCATATGCCTCTGGAGATTTCACATTCCTTGCTACTGGAGCAACAACCGTAGCACAGGGTATAGACGGCAACAACGACCCAACAATTACTTTTGATTCTACCAACACAGTTACTCGTGTTAAGGGTGGAACTGCTGGAACTCTTGTATCTGGTGATGTTAATATCTTAGGTGGTACTAATGTTACTGTTACACAGGCAGGACAAGACGTTACGGTTGCTAGTGTTGACACTGATACCATAACGAGATTAGCATCTGGTTCTAATGCTGTTACTGCTGGCGATTTTAAAATTGCTGCTGCGGGTGCAACTACTGTTACTCAGGCAACAGTTGGTGGAGTCACAACAATCACAGTTTCATCTGTTAACAGTGACACTGGTGCTTCATTGACAGCATCTAATGGTGTTCTATTATCTGGTTTAGATTTCCAGTTAAAGAATGCTGCTAACCTAACAGGTAACACTGTAATGAAGTGGGACTCTGGTAACTTCCAGTTAGCAGA